TAGCTAATGCACCTGTCATTGGCACAATATTTTCTTTTAGGCGATAATCTGATGATGTGTTGTATGCGGTTGCAGTTCCATTTGTGGAAATATTTCCAATGTCTGCTCCTGCGTATTGGAAATAAATAATAACACCTGTGTTAGTTAAACGAGCAAAGTATGCAGCCCAATTTCCACTAGTAACTGCTTGAATAGCACCATTATTTGCTGAACTATTACCCCAAATATTAAATCCAGCAGTTGTCAAAGAAGCTTGAGTAGTTTTTCCAACCAACACATTACCACTAGTGTCTATACGCATACGTTCAATGTTGTTTGTTTGATATACAACAGGTTGATTGGTTGTAGTACCCCAATACGAAACGCCCCCAGAGGAAACTACACGCGAAGTGGTTGTTCCATCGTTGGAATATAGGGCTGTATCGGTATAAATTGAACCGCCAATAACAGATAACTTCCCATAGCTTCCTGGACTCGTAGTACCAATCCCTACATTCTGTGATGTATCTATAGTCATAGCAGCAGTGCCACTATTAGTTTGGAATTGTAAAGATCCGCTAGTATCAGCGCTATTAACTAATCCAGATGTTGTTGACGCATTAATTGTACAAGACATATTTTATCCTTTATAAAACAACCCAGCGTGAGCCACTTGGGATGGTTACTGTGATTCCTGTTGCTATTGTTATCGGTCCTACTGATTCACCATTTTTTCCACTTGTCATGGTGTAATTAGAGGAAATTGTTTGTGTGTTTTCATATACTGCACCACCAGCCGCAGCGCCAGATCCTCCACCGCCGCCAGCTAAAATCCAATTAGTTCCATTATAAACGACAGTATAAATACCACCTGATAATATTTCATTACCAGATAACGCTGATCCATCTTCGTTTAAAATAGACGTTGAAGCTAATATTGTAGACGAATTTACCTGTACTGTTAAGGTAGATCCGCTAGTATTTGCATTTAAAGCCTTAAATTGTAATTGTGTACCTGTTGCTATACTTGTAGTAGTAATACCTGTAGGATAGTTAAGTACATACGCATTAGCTAAACCTGAATCTGCAATATAGTTACTGTAATTATTTAAATCATTTAAATAGCCAATAACAGTATTAAAATCACTATCCAAATAAGAAAGTGGTATCGCATTGGTAGCGGTTGCAAAGGTATTAGGTACGGAAGATACTGGTTTCGTCATATTAGAATCTTACTCTCAATTCGTGTTCGTATTCAAAGCCATTAATAATATATCCAGGCGATGTAGATTGTACAGTCATTCCTAAATATTTGCCATATTGTTGTGCGTCTGTTTTATATAGATTATACCCTACAGAACCCCAAGGTACAGTTGCTAATGCGTTATTTGTCCATCCAATAGTATTATTATAGTTATTAGTCCATGTCACATAAGACGATAAGAAATAAGCAGGACTTGATCTATTCTCATTATCTACAGTAACATTCATCACAAAAGGCGTAGCATTGCTTGCTGTAGCTTCTATGCCCACTTTAAGTGCTTGTTTTGTCCTAATAGGATCACCCATAGGAAGTAGAGCAGTTTGAACAATAGATGTTACATTAGACGTTGAATTAGCATAAAGTTGATAAAGTTCTCTACCTGATGTACCAAATAGTGTGATTTTTCCACCTACAGGCACAGAAGTAATATAAGCTAAACTATTACCTTGGCTTGTAATAAACCATTTCTTTTCAAAAAATACAGCTTGAATATAACGATAACTATTGGTAAATACGCCATCGTAATATCTAAAGTTAAACGCAGCACATAGAATATTGTTCAATAATACTTGTCCTGCATAAATAGGGCTTGCAAAGTCAATATTAGGAATAATGCCGTCTAATTGATCGGATATTTTAGAAGTCGTTGAACCTACAAGTGCGTATACACCATAATCATTCATAAATAGCACAGAACGGAAATATGGGAATATAGCGTCAGGTCGTTTAGAGCCTACAGAGGCAGAAACGTTTGTATTCGTAAATACAGTTGTACCATTTGTCTGTACGATTACGTCAGAGAATACGTTAATACTGTCATCACCAAAAATATATAAGAAGTTATTGGCTGATAGTAAGTATTGAATGTTTCCGTGTAAGGTTGAGTCAGTTAATGTGACAGAACCAGCAGAAACGCTTGTAAAATCAGAATAAGAGCCTGCTGCACTATAAAACACTGTTCTACCTTGAGCAATCCATACACGACCAGAGAATGTAGCAATAGATACGTTTTTAGTACTATTTACAATAGGTGTTAAAACCGCACCTGAACCACCACCTCCAGTTACAGTCACTACTGTATTTGCTGCATTGGTATAACCTGTGCCTAGGTTAGTCATAATGACTTCTACAATAGCGTTACCTTGTGTAATCGCTGTTGCTGCAGCACCTGTACCACCACCGCCTGTAATTGTAATGACAATATTGGCAGCATTAGTGTATCCAGAACCACCATTTTGAACTGCAAGGTTTAATGTGCCTGTATTAAAGTTTAATAATTGAGCAATCGCTGTAGCATTAGTACCACCACCACCAGAAATGGTGACTGATAAGTTTGCGGCATTTGTATAACCCGTACCTGCATTAGATAATGAGATAGATGTTACTGCATTAGCTGTAATGGTAGATACAGCATTGGCTTGTATACCATTAATTTGATCCGGTGCTGAAATAGTCACTGTAGGTGCAGATGTATAACCAGAACCAGGGTTTGTAATTCCAATCACGCCTACAGAACCAATAGAAATTACACTATTACCATCCCATGAAGAATAACCTTTGTCAGGATCAAGAATGAGCATACGCTCATTTTTCCATTGTGTAATAGAAACGCCTGTATTTGAAAAAGTGCCAGAAGAAGCAATTGTGCCTTTAGTTTGTGTCTGTATATTATAGTATTCAGCAGAACCATCATCTTCAAACGCCACAACATAATCATTAAGACCAATATTGCAAGAAGCTAAAAAAGTAGGTGTGTGAGTCCAAGAAACTGCAACATTACCTGAATCATAAACACGACTGTAATTAGGAATAACTCTTAAATTACCAAAACCTACAGGTTGTACGTTTTCAAGCCAAGAAAACTCCGTCTCCGTAATCGCTGTACGATTAGATTTGGTATCAATTCCTTTAAAGTCTTTAGAGACTTGATACGACTTTTTCTGTTCTGGAGACGCTGCCATGTTTAATATGGAGAACTGTAAACACTAGGAATACGTCTTGTATAAACGCTATTGAGTACAGAAGAAACTTGTTTGAGATATTCTTGTTTGAATATTTCAGCTTCACCAAATGATTGTTCGTAGTATTTAGCTAAATAAGCTGCATAGAATTGAACAGGTGATGTATAAGGATCATTAATGACATCATTTGTTGTAGGTGTAGTTAATGATAATTGATTTGGTAAAACAACACAGTCCACTTCAATTTGATACACTTGATCTGGAACTGGTCCAATATAGATTTGTTGTTGACCATAAATAGAGAACGCTAATGGTCTACCAATATAGTTTTGCCAAAAACGTAAGCGAGCATTAAAGTCTGTCCATGATAAATAATCCATAGGCACACGAGTATTGCCCCAATAAAGATTGACGTTAAGCACATCTAATACAGTATTTCCTGTAGATGGAGATAATGGGCTTGTTCCCATTAAATTTGTTAATGCTGCGTATGAAATATTTTCACAATTACCCACATAAGTTAAACCCACTGTACCATTTAAAAATTCTGTACTAGGTGGATAGTTTTGATAATTGTTTACATTGTTTTGTGGGTATGGAGGTGCTGTTGTGCCACTAATGCCTGCAGTAGTCACTTGATAAATAAAGATGTTACTAAATACAAAAGTATTTTTTGCGTATGCGGTATTAGCTGTCCAGCTAACAGGGTAAGTAGGTGTAGCACCACCAATGATTGCAGAAGGAGCAACTTGGCATGGTGTTTGAGTGACAACGACTTCTCGTAAGCAGCCGGTATCTCGCACGATTCTTTCTCGTGCAGAGTTAATATAATCTGTTAATTGCTGCGTTGTGTAAAAATTTGCGTTTGCATCATGCAGCAACCTTTGTACTTGTGTGATGTACGTATTGAGTGTTGCCATTTATTTTCCATTTTGTTTTTAAGCGACAGCTTGAAGGATTTTTCCCCCAGCCTTCTTTTCAGAAGGCAAGGGTACTTTTTCCACCAACGGGGATAACGATTGGTTCTTTTTTGGCGGCTCGGTTGTTAATTCCCATTTAGTTAAAAGCTCTAAAGCCTTATCTAATTCATTAGAATTTTTTAACCAGCCCAATCTCGCCAAATAAGGTTCTTTGTTACTATCTTCATAACCAAATATATGTTTTGCAGTTTCTACAGGTATTTCTACTGTAGTGCCAGGTTTAAACTCATAAAAGATTCCTGCGAATCCATCTTTGAGTTTAACATCACTATTGTTAGTTATGAATATAGTTGACATTAAAAAGTCACCACATCTCCCCATACTAAAATGTCTACAGTGTTAGCGTTACCGCTTGCTGTATTGACATTGACGTATAGGCATGAAGTTACATTTCCATTGACTGCGGTCGTAGTAGACGTACCAGTAATATCTTGGAACTTATTAACGGCTGACACACTTGATAACACAGTATTAGCTGTCACCAAGTTAGCGCCATCGTTAGTATATCCAATAGATACGTTTGCTGATGCAACAGATCCTGATGGGTTTTGTACTGTAACTCTACGTACAATCACCGCACCAGAACCTAATAAAGCACCACTGTTAGTCAGACCGCCATTCAATAATGGGATAGTAATAACAGCGTTACCAGCAGTATTAAGTGCTGTTGCTGTTACCTTACCTAATCGGTAACTGCTAAAACTATCCTGCGTATTTTGACCGACTGAATCTGCACTAGACATTTATATCTCCTTAACTAGCAAAAGTTGAAGAAACGTTTTGACCACCATTTACAGTAGCCAATGTCACAGTTGCAGAAGTTGCAACGATAGCGTTTGCACGTACGTTAACACCGTCTGAAATTAATACACCACCAGTATTGTT